ACCTTTGCCCCCGTGGTATTCCTCTCGGAATGGGGGCCTTTTTCGTCTCAGCGTAGGAGCAAAGATGATGAATGACCCAGTAACCAAAGCCGCGTTTGAACGCGCGATTCTCGCCACCATCACCAGCTTGTATGAGCTGGCCATCGACAGCGCCGATGTGATGAGCGTGCGTATCGAATATTCCTCAAGCATGAAGATGTTGAACGTGGTGATCTTCTCCGCCACCACAACCGACCACGCCCACAGCATTGTGCTGCTCGATAGCAAACAAGCCCTGAAAGACCTGCTGGACATAGAAGATGACCTGATTGAGCGCATCGCTGCGCGCCGCGATGAGTTGGAGAAGGGGGAAGAGGCATGAGCACACTGACAATTCACGAACTCAAAATTAGCGCCGAGAATTTCACGGAAGTGCTGGCCGGACGCAAAACGCATGAAGTTCGATTCAACGACAGAAATTATCAAATTGGTGACTGTTTGAACCTTCGCGAAATCGATGAAAGCGGCCATTACACCGGGCAAGAAATGAATACTCAAATCAGCCATGTACTTCACGGTGATCAGTATGGTTTGGCTGAAGGATGGTGTGTTCTCTCGCTAAAGAATACCACTCACAACAAAGCCCAAAAGTTGATTGAGTACCTGCGTGATCGCTTGGAAGAAACTTGTGACTGCATTGAAGCGGGTTATGGCATCGCACGTTCTTCCGGCCATTCCACGTCAGATGCGGCAATGACAGTAGAGGGCGGCCGAGTGTTTATAGAAGAAGCTAATCAGTTTCTGGGTACATTCGCGGAGAGTCAGCCATGCAATACGCCGCAGTAATGCTGTGTTCCGATGGCGGAGTGATCCGCCACGAACAAACCCAAGAAGTCGCCAACATTCTGATTGGCGATTTCGATTCGATGGACGATGCCGTAAATCAGGCATGCGCCGAGCTCGACTGCAAACACCTTCGCAATGGCGTGATCAGCAAAGGCGAAGGCAAACCGGGCTTTATGTTGGTAACCACGCAAGAGTTGGAGTCTGTGTGAACACCCTCACCGAACCCGCAGAAATCGAGCTGTATGATTTCCCATGGCAAGCCCCTTTAACGGAAGTTGAAGCGGGCTGCTTTGGTGATCGTCGATTCAATGAAGTGATTCAGCCAGAAAGCCTGAGTGTGCTTGAACGTAAATTGTTTGAAGCCAACCCGGATGACTTTGCCTGGGCGCAGTCGCGCATCCAAGACCTGCCCGATTACCTGACGAAATACTTCGTCACGCGCTACATCAGCGTGTTCGAAAAACTCGGCCGTAAAGAAGCTAACATTTACCTGCGTGAACGCATGGCACCCGCAACGGAACGCGCGCAAAAGGTCTTGGAAAAATACAGCAAACTACCAACCACGCATAAAGTGGCGATGTTCTCTAAAGAATTCGAAAGCGGCGATAACGCATTCGCCTCCGTGTACTTTACAGAGCACAGCCTGCCTGAAGACTTTCAGCGTCCTCAGCTCTCTTTTGATTTCAACCAAGCCGAAAAACATACCAAGCCAGAGAAGAACCGCAGCGTTGCCGAACTCGAACCCGACGAACTCAGAGACATGGCATTCAAGCTGTCGCAAATCGCCTCTGCCCGTCACCAACGCTTTGCGGCTTCCGCCATCAAAGAAGTGAAAGCGGATCTGGCGAAACGCGAGGTCAAAGCCTCTGAATCGAAAATCGGCGAGATTGCGGTGGTGAACACCTACCACAAGCTGGCGGCTTTCGTGAATGAGTTCGGCATCAAAGCGCCCCGCAAGCGCAAGAAGCAAACCGAGCTGACGGCCCTGAACGACATCTCAAGAATGCTCGATGAAAAATGGTGGCGCGGCCGATTGGTGCACATTCGCAAAATCATGCGTGAGCATCTGGCGATCGCCATGGGACAAGTGAGCTACAAAGCCTCGCCTTATGCCTCTTGGGATTGTGTCCGTGAGCATCAGGAGCAGCAGAAAGCCAACTATGAATACATTAAGCAGTGCCAACTGATCGATGAGATTACGGGCGAAGAAGCCGACTTGTGGGACATGGCGAAAAAGAGCCTGTCGAATCCGGCGATCCGCCGCCATGAGCTGATGGTGCGCTGCCGTGGCTGCGAAGACATCGGCAATGAGCTCGAGCTGCAAGGTTTGTTTCTCACGCTCACTTCGCCGTCCAAGTACCACAACAGCTACAAGAAAGGCGGCTTTATAGACCACTGGAACGGTGCCAGCCCGCGTGACACGCAAGCCTACCTCAACAACGTGTGGCAGCGCATTCGCGCCAAGCTGGGCCGTGAAGAAATTCGCTGGTTTGGTGTTCGTGTGGCCGAGCCGCATCACGATGGTACGCCACACTGGCATTTGCTGATTTGGGTAAAACCGGAAGATGTCGCGCAGGTGCGTGACGTGTTCATTTCCTACGCCGTCGAGGAAGACAAAGAAGAGCTGTATCCGCAGTTCGACCGCAACCCGAAACGCGCCGAGAAAAAGCAGGCGTTTCACGGGCCATTGAATTACAAACCGCGCTGCGACTTTGGTTACATCGATCCGGCCAAAGGCGCGGCTACGGGCTACATCGCCAAGTACATTTCCAAGAACATCGATGGCTTTGCCATGGACGATGAAATGTCCGACGAAACGGGCAAGCCCGTGAAAGACATGGCCAAGAATGTGAACGCATGGAAAAGCCGCTGGGGTATCCGCCAGTTTCAATTTTTCGGTGGCGCGCCGGTCACGACTTACCGCGAGCTGCGCCGCTTTGCTAACAACGACAAAGCCAGCTTTAACCAATACCTCACTCAACTGAACTATGAAGAGCTGCTGACCATTTATGAAGAGTTGAACATCCGTGAAGGCCGCAAGCTGATGGGCCCGCCTATTCCGGCAGAGCTGATTCGTCGCCATAAGAAGTTCGACAGCAAGTATCTGTTTGTGCTGCTCACGCAGGTTTATCAGGCCGATCTGGAACATGAAAACGGCACCGTCACGGAAGTGATGAAAGCCGCCGACCGTGGCCAGTGGCGCGATTACATCATGGGTCAGGGCGGCCCGTTCGTGAAACGTGCGGACCTGCTGATCACCAATGTTTATGAAGAGCTGCCGTTTGCCTCTCCGCACGGCGAAACCGTTCGCAAGTTAGATGGGTTTGACGCATCAGGCGTGTTCATCAAAACACGCCTCAGAGTCTGGACGATTAAGCAGAAATCCAAGGTTAACGATAATGCGGAAGCGATCGCCCAAGGGAGCGCAGCGACCGTCATTGGCGGCACCGCCGCCTCTCGGAGTTCTGTCAATAACTGTACGGAGCCCCGCGAGGATCAGGTCAGCGATCAGCTCACCAGGTTGTTAGCACCAGAGCAAAGAAAGGCGAATAAACCGCCAAATATTGATGAAGCGGCACTGGCCGCACTCAGAAAAGGCAGTTCAATTCGCATCGATGATGAACGAAGTATCCAAATCCGCTCTGCGGAGGTAGACGAGTACGGCGAAAAACGCCCGGCTCAGCTGGTCGAAGTCAGCCGCGCGCCTGCCGATGATTTGTCGTGGATGAATTTTGAAGGTTGGGATGAAGTGTTAGCCCAACCAGAAACCGAAGAGTATCAACAACCGGACCTGTCGTTCTTCCCAGAACTGGAAGACGACTGGCCGTTAGCGTGAGGAGATCCCATGTTAATCACCTGCCCTATTTGCGGAAGCAAAGCACGTATTGCAACGTCCAAAGCGATGAGTAACGAAACGCGCGAAGCCTATTGCCAATGCCTGAACCTAAACTGCGGCCGCGCGTTTACTACGCTGACTACGGTCAATCGCATTATTGAACCGACTGGCGCCAAGCCAGACCCAGAACTGCAACCCGAATTGTGTAAGGGCGATGTGGATCAGATGGACATTTTCGGTGCACTTGAGCAAGCTTAATAAACCGGAAGTCTAGACTGCATGAAAATTAATGTCATTCCCTCAAAGCGTCTGAACGCACTACTGGGTGTTCTGCCTCTGCGCGAAATTCCAGAACAAACAAGATCGGCGCTGAGGCTCGTCTTTGAGTCAGGTTATTCATACGAACTCGCGTCCCTGAGAACGGGCGTATCGAGCAAGCGAATTTCTCTGGCTGCACGTAAAATGATGCAGATGGACGCCATGTTGTTGGATGCCTATCGGCTTTAAAAAGAAAGGATCTGAAAAACGATCAAAAACGCACGTTTGCGATCCCGGCACTTCTCTAAATCCCCAATCTAAAACAGCCCTGAGTTCAGTTCCCATCAGGGCTGTGGTGCAATAACCCTACCTAATTATTTTGCGTCTCTGATTGCGCAAAATTGCAGTGCTGAATTTTGGTGCGGAGGGAGGGGTGAGTCCGAATCAGGCTTGAGCGCCCTTCCCCGCCATCATTTTTCCAGCCTGCTGCCTTCTTTGATTTATTTGAGATGAAGTGAGAGCTTTCATGTGGGAACGACAGTACGAGCGCGGGCGATGGAACGGGCATCAGCTCAACATCCTGGCGACTGCCATTGATGGCGGCCAGCGCCTGCACGTCAGTGAAATTCCCTACGCCGAGCTGCCCAACATCCGTGTGATGGGCAGTAAATCCCGCACCATCAAACTCGATGTCGTCTTTGTCGGCGCCGACTCGCTGGCCGATGCCAACGCATTCATTGCTAACCTGGAGTCATCCCCGGCCGGAGAGCTGGAGCACCCGTGGCTGGGCGAACTGACGCTGGTATTCGACACCTTTTCCCAAAGCATCAGCACCAAGCGCGGCGTGGTCACACTCAGCCTGAGCTTTGTCCGTGCCGGCACGCAGCCGACCATCAACACGTCAGCGACCGTACGGGTGAAGCAACAGGCCAGCGCGGTGGAAAGTGTCTCAGCGCAGTCGTTCGCCCGAGATGTGAAAAGCCTCAACGTGGCCGACATCAACCAGACGCAGAACGATTTCACGCAGTCACTCAACGTGTTGGTGGACATCACCCACCGTCTGAACCTCGCCGATGACAAGCTGCAAAGCATCAACTCAGCCATCAATGAAGCGTTTGGTGCCATCAGCAGCATCAGCAGTGCGCCGGATAAGTTCGCCACGCTGCTGAGCACCGCGGTTGATCGCGTCGCTGAGGGCGTTCAGTCTGAGCCTGACTCCGACAGTGAGGCCGTCGACAACGCCCGCACCGCGCAGCAACTGATGTTGGGTCAGGTTAAAGAGGACGCCGTTACCCATCATCACAACATCCAGATGGTGACCGGAGCCGTGAAGGTCAGCAAAGATGTCACCCGTCTGGAAAAGCTGGACCAGTTTGACATCACCGCCGTGAAGAAACAGCCAGCCATTATTCAAAGCGACCTCGCCGCGCTGCTTGACGGGATTGATGCGCGCGTGCGTGAAACGACAAGCGTCTCAACGGTTGAGAGCTTAGACATCTTCGATGCATTGGTGGCGCTGAAAGGCGGCATTCAGACGCAGCATGACAAAGTCATCAAAGGCACCGCGGCGCACCGTGTGATTGAGCAGCCACGCAGCAAACCCGCCCTGACCATCGCGCACGACCAGTACACGGCCGAGCCTATTGTTACCGCGATGAATGCACTGCAACACCCATTGTTTCTGCGTGGTGACATTGCCGTGAGGAACCCGCAATGAGCCAGCTTACGATGCACATCAATGGCGCGCAGACCGCGTTTTACTCGGCCGAACTCAGCTACTCTCTCGAGCAGCTCGCGCACACCTTCCGGTGCAAGGTGCCGGTGATGGCCATTAGCCAGCCTCTGCCGGTGAGCTTCTACCTCGGCGGTCAGCTTATCCTGAAAGGACAAATTGACCAGGTTGAGTCCGCCACCGATTCAGGCAGCCGCTCAGTCACCATCACTGGCCGCTCCGTCAGTGCCAACATGATTGACTCGCGCATCACCATGGATGCGTTTTACGACCAGCCGATGGATAAATTACTGCGCCGTCTGGCCGCGCCGTTTGGCTTGCGGGCAGAGAGTCTGGTCTCCGCGTTGAAGGCCGTACCGGAGTTTCAGATCAACGCAGAGTCGCCGGTGGAAAACATCGCGCAGCTGATTCGAGAGCAAGGCTTGGCGCTGATTGAACGCAATGGCGTGCTGACGATTGAGAACACCGCGCACAGCATCATTCAGGGTATCGGGCTTGAAGTCGGCAACAACATCGAACGCCTTGAGATTGCCCGTCAGTTCCATACCCGCTTTCACCGCACCGAAGTTCAAGGCGCGTGGGACGATGCCAGCGCGGTGGTCACCGCGGCCGATGTCGATGCTTCGCGCACGCGGGTGATTATCTGCGATCAGTTACAGTCTGCCGAAGCGTGTTTGTCCCGCGCCCGGTATGAGCACAACCTGGCGATCGCGCAGAGCCTGACGGCGTCAGCAAGCATTGCCGGACTGTTCCCGGCGCTCGCCATCGACGGACTCAACCGGGTCATCCGGGTTATCGACCAGACGCAGCAGTTCAGTGAAATGCTGGTCATTAAAGCGTTGAGTCTGTCCGTCTCAGAAAGTGCACAAACCACCTCGATGACACTGTTCCGGCCATTCAGGGAGCAAAGCGATGTCTGACACACTGCTGGCTCGTTTGATGAGCCGGATTAAGAATCTGGTTGGCACCGGCACGGTCACAGGAGCAGAGACGCAGTGGCTACAGATTAAAACTGCCACGGGCCGCACCAACGATCGCATCCGCCGCGTGCACAACTACGGCTTCATGAGTCGTCCGTTGGTGGGCGCCAAAACCTACAACCTGTTTATCGGGGGCGTCACCGCGCGCGGTATCACGGTGAATGTGGAAGACGAACGTTACCAGATGGCACTGCAGCCGGGAGAAGTCGCCATGCTCGATGACAAGGGGAATCTGGTTCACTTCACCGCAGACGGTATCAAAGTGAACACCAAGGCAAAACTGGACATCACGGCCGCAGGCGATGTCAGCGTTACAGCGCCCAAAGTAGATGTCACCGCGCCCCAAGTTTCGTTCTCCGGCGATGTGGACATCGGGGGAAACCTCAACGTCGCGGGCAGCGTTGGCGGCAGCTCCGGCAAGTTTGCGGGCGTTACCGTCGAAACCCACACTCACGACTACCTGGACGACGACAACCAACGCACTTCTTACGGGCCAAACCAATCATGAACTATTTCCGTTTAAACGCAGTCACGGCACCGATGCACTCCGAGGAAGGCATGACACACGCCGTCTGGCAAAGCATTTACAACCACAGCGAGTCGACGCAGAACGACCGCGCGCGAATGGCCGAAGACGAACGCGGCGGCAACTGGAGCGACGAACTGCTGACCATCGTAGGCTCACGCGACTGGACCCTGCGCCGGGACAAACTCACCCCGCAGACGCTCGTCATGGCCAAACGCTTTTATGAAGACGCGCTGGCCTGGCTCATCACCGAGGGCCACGCCAAAGCCGTGACGGTTTCCGTATGGGAAGCGAAACCCAATCAGATGGGGCGTGATGTGATCATTACCCTCACTGATAACACCACGTTCAAGGTCACACTATGAGTACACAACGCAGCCTGCAGACACTTATTGATCGCGCCAAATCGACACTGATGGCGAAAACCGGGCAGAACACACCGGCAATTGATGCCATCGCGTGCGCGATTGCGGGCGTGAGTTACGGCCAGTACGGCTATCAGGATTTGCTGTTTCGCCAACTTCACCCGGAAACCTGCTCCGAAGCCTGGCTTTATCTGCATGCCAATCGTCATGACACGCCGCGCCTGCTGCCCACGTTTGCATCAGGCACCGTCCGCTTTACTCAGCTCGGTGGCGTGGTGGTCATCCCCAAAGCAACCTTGCTGACCGATGCCGCCGGCAATGAATACGAAACCACCAAAGAGCAATACAGTGACGTGCCGATCAGCGTGATTGCGCGCGTGTCCGGCACGGCCAGCAATCTGCCTGCCGGAAGTACCCTGACCCTTTCCGAAGGCTTAGGCGGTATCGACCCGACTCAGGTTCAGAGCCTTGGCATTGAGGGCGGCGCCGACATCGAAACTCTCGAACACTGGCGCGCCCGGGTGATTGTGGCCTACGAGAAAAACGACCTGATCGGCAAAGCGGAAGATTATGAAGCCTGGGCAACGTCTGCCCATGCCGATGTCGACTTTGCCTGGGCACTGGATAACACCCCGGAGCGCGGCATGGTGGAAGTGTATATCGGTCGCCGCGCGGCTGACCCGACACTGAGCAGCGAAGTGATCAGCCTTGTTCAGGAAACCTTCGAAGCGCATCGTCTGGCGGGCTGCCATCCCATCGCCTTACTGCCTGAACATGTTCTGCTGAACATTGAGATTCAGGGCATTGAAGACCAATCAGTTCGTGATGACGTGGTCACTGCGCTGCAGAGCCTGGTACAAAGCAAAATGGGCAAAATCAACGCCGCGACGGGCAATCCGGAATCCGTCACACCAACGGAAATTGTGCTGACGGTATCGAATGTCACCACCAACTTCATTGTGAAATCGCCAACCGATGAAGTGACGATTGAGAGCCATCAGATTCATGTATTAGGAGACGTGACATGGACACCTCCAGCGTAATCATCGATTACAGCGCCGAAGATTTTGCGCAGGCCATCCGCGCCTTGTTGCCCAAAGGGCAATACTGGCAGGAAGCCGACAACCCGGAGCTGACCAGCCTCATTGAAGCGATGGCCACCGACTTCAAAGCCACGCACGATGACATTGAACTGTCCCTGCTGACCGACGTTAAAGAAGCCCTGTTCGGCTGGAAAATCAGCGATTATCAGGCGCTGCTGTACACCCAGGCAGGTGATGACGCCGGAACCGTCTTTGATGACCGCACCACGCCGAATCTGATTTACGTCGCGCTGCAGGAAGATGCCCGAATCTCATGCGCGCAGGCCTGGGCGGCGTTTGAGGAAAAGCGCCTGCCGCATACTGAAATTACCTGGACGTATCAGTCCCGGCTTGATGTCCATCATCAGCTTGCCAACTGCCGGCATATCCGCAATCAACACAATTACGAGGTCACCCAATGAGCTTACTCATCACCCATGCCGGGATTGCCGCCGCGATTCGTGCCGGTGATCTGGGCATTGAATACAAAATCACTCACATCAGTATCGGCTCTGCCGGCTATGTTCCGAAGCCTGAGCAAACCGCTCTGGTCGCTGAAATCCAGAAAAAGGCCATTACCCGCGGGGCGTTGGTGGCACAAGGCCAACTGCATTTTGAAACGGTCTGGGATGGCGATGAAGAGTTTGAAGGCAAAGAGCTGGGATACTGGCTGGAAGACGGGACGCTGTTTGCGGTCGACAGTCGCGATGGCGAGGTCATCACCTACAAACGCAAAAACACCGTGGTCACCGAAGCCTGTGAACTGAATCTGGCAGCGTCCACGATTGAGAACATCACGGTGGAAATGCTCGGCTCCCCTTACGCCACGGAACAAGTGGCGGGTATTGCCAAAATCGTGACCACCGGACAGGTCGATACCGGCACAGACGACCGCGCGTTTCTGACCGTGAAAAAGTTTCTTTATGCACTGGATGTCACCACCGTCGTTGACAAACTGGTCACCAATCTCTGGCTTAAACTCGCCGCCAGAATCTTTCCGGTCGGCGCCGCCATTCCGTGGTTTACGGACATTGCGCCGGACGGTTTCGGTATGTTCAAAGGTCAGGCGTTTGATAGGGCGACGTATCCGGAGCTCGCCAAAGTCTTTCCTGACGGCATCATTCCGGATATGCGCGGGTGCGGCGTCATTGGTAAGGAAGACGGCGAAACGGTCGGTGTATTTGAGGAAGGGGAAGTGAAAGCGCATGAACACCCAGGGTCAAGCGTATTATCGACGGACATTGGCTCAAAAACGACATCGTCTGGTGGTGCACATACTCACACATTATCGCTAACACGAACGGAAGAGAATGGTGCTCGAAGCGGGCAATATTATGCCAACGGTACCACCATCGAAGCTGCCCAAACATGGACAACGAACAGTGCAGGAGCGCACGCGCACACAGTCGCGATTGGCTCTCATGCTCACACGATTGCCATTGCCCTGTTCGGAGCGCTGAAAAACACCATCAACCACCGCAAAGTCAACTGGATTGTGAGGCTCGCATAATGACTCCATTTTTCGCCCAATCTCAGACCGTCCATGTCTCGCGTATCACCTCCGACGGATGGTGGATTGAGAACACCACCGAGCATGTCAGTAAAGGCACGGCGCTGGGTAACGATTTCACCCAGACGCTCTACACGCCGTCCCGTGACGGGATGATTGCCCGTTATGACCGGGCAACCGGCACCTGGTCCGACGAAATTGAAGACATGACCTGGAAAACGTACTTTGACCCACATGGAAACCCGTTTGTGATTGGCAAGCCGGATGGACAGTTCCCGGAGAATGCGATCACCCAGTCTCCCCCCGAGTATGATGCAGACTCTCAAACCGTTCTGTTCAAAGACGGTCACTGGCAGGTTTACCCGATTCTGCTGGGGCAGCCGTTTTATGACGAGTACGGCAATGAATTCAAAGTGTCTGACTACAACTTTGAGTTACCGGAAAACCACACCTTTATTCCGCCACCCGAGCCGCTATCCGCGCAGCACGCGCCCAAACTTGTCAACGGAGAGTGGCAGCAGTTCTTGGACTATCGCGGGGAAATGGCGTACGCCACTGACCGCGACAACGGGGAAAATTACCGGATTGAAGAATTGGGAGAACTGCCAGCAACGCATACGCTAACTGAGCCGGAGCTCTATGACTCGTGGTCAGACGGGCAATGGCAGTATGACATCGAACGGCACCGCCCGTTTAAAGCGGCGGAAGAAAAGCAATGGCGTGACGGGGAGCTGACCAGAGTGCTGGACCGTATTGACCAGTACGAGAAAGACCAGAGCTATCCCCCTGAGCTGCGCACATCACCAATCAAGACCGAAGCGGATTACCTGAAACTGCTGCAGGACCGAAAAACGCTCAGCGATTACCCGGAATCAGACGGCTTTCCTTTTGGACAACGTCCGCAACTATCAGGAATGGCGAACTATTAACGTCCAGATGACTGACTATTTGCAGTATCAAGAGGGTGCCGATCTTATAAAACGTTGCGGGCTATGGCTTATAGCCCGCAACTGCAGATATCAGACCGTATAAGATTCAGGAGACTCACTCTCTTTTGCGAACGTCAGTGCACTATCCCAAGTAATGCCCTGTTTAATCACTTTCGCAGGTGAACCCACAGCAATGGATTGACTCGGAATTACGCCTGATACCACAGAGCGAGCGCCAATGACGGAACCACTACCGATTTTCGCTCCCTTTAATACAATTACATCTTGGCCTAGCCAAACATGCTCTTCGAGAAGAATGTCTTTGGCAGGGTTAATACGCTGCCCATGTTCCAAAATATCGTGACCATCACTGGTAAGTATGGTGACACCTTTGGCGAGCAACGAATTTGCCCCGATTCTTAATGTAGTGCCCTTCTCCTGACAAGAAATTTTGCCCTCTCCAGTGTTACGCGTATCTTTACCTATGATAAGGGCGCAATCTTCGCCTAACACTTCAATTAACAGGTTTTGGAGCTGACAGCCTTTCTCAATGATGAGTTTGTTGTTTCGCCCTTCAACGACGATCTTACAACGTCGGACACTTGCAGAATGTTCAATCTCAATAGAACTCTGATTGACGTTTGTCGCCTTGATAATACATTTTCGGACTTTGGCATTCGGATCAATTCGCAATTTACTGCCCGTTTCCAGAGTAATCGAATTTTGCAAACGTAGCTTGATTGTTGAAAAAAAGTTCACTTGGGATTATCCATATTGCTTGCCGAGAATTTTTGAATACTACCATTTCAGACACCATGTATGCTTGGTTTTCTACATCCCCCATCTAGAAACCGCTTCAATATCAGTCAGTAATTCCGGGCGATACACTGGCCTTTGTTCATTCAACGAAGGTTAAACCATGAAAACACTGGCAACCCAACTCATCAAAAAACACGAAGGGTTGCGGCTGAAACCTTACCGCTGCAGCAATCAAAAACTCACCATTGGCTACGGCCGCAACTTGCAGGATAACGGCATCAGTCAACAAGAAGCGGAAACCCTGCTTCAACATGACCTTGATGCCGCGGTGAAAGAGGCAGAAACGCTGCCGTATTTCGCGTCGCTTAACAAAGCGCGTCAGGCGGTGATCGTCGACATGATTTTCAATCTTGGCCTACCCCGCTTTGGCATGTTCAAGAAAATGATCGCAGCCATCGAGCAGCAACTCTGGCATGTGGCCGCCAATGAAATGCTGAATAGCCGCTGGGCACGTCAGGTTGGCAAACGGGCGAAGACACTCAGCGAAATGATGCGCACCGGCGCGCCGCTGCAATAAGGAGAGCACCATGAACTTTTTAACCAGTATCCTCGGCAAAACACTATGGGAAGTTCTGAAAGGTCTGTTTTTTCAGGTTGCCTGGAAAGTCATTCTGGAACGCTTTGCCAGCCGCCTGGTAATTTGGGGACTAGAGAAAATCAAAAGCTTGTCCACCAATGATGTGACGCAGGAAACCGTGAACGACATCATCCTGTCTCTGAAAGGCAAAAAACTCAAAGAGGTCGAGCAATGGGAATGACGCTGGACCCAAGCTGGGTGAATGCTGTACTCGCCTTTGGCACGTTCGTGACGCTGATCCTGAGTTTACTGATTGGCTACCTTTTCCGGTTGTCCAAAGAGCTGGGCGAGTACAAAACCCATGTGGCAGAAACCTACGCGACGAAGGATGATGTCAAAGAACTCGGAGATCGGATTGAGCGTAGTATGGTGAAAGAGTTCGACCGGATTCATTCGTTGCTGCAGGGGAGGGATGTGGCATAGTGCCACAACATTCGTCGCTTCAACAAAATAAGATGGGCGCGCTCTCGATTGAAAAGGACTGGAAACGTTAGGCGTTAACAGTCCCTCTAGAACAAGTTGTATAGCATTTTCTAGTTTTTTACATAGATCTTACCCACTTTCGGTAAATACTTGTGCCCGCATTCCTATTGAGTTCGTCACTGTAGATGTAACCGTATTTATCCATCAGATCAAAAGTGTGATAAGTCCATCCAGCAGCAAAGGCGACGCCGATAAGGATGAAATATACTGATATCCTGTTAACTCTCGACATCGTTTGGGATGAGTAAATTTCATCAAACCTTTTCCCATACCAAATAGTTTTAGGAAAAAGAACCACCGCACAAATAACTGCCCCAAGCCCACCAATCGGCATCAACAATACAACAGGTGAGAACGTCACCACATGTTTATGATTCAACAAATCTAAGTAATCTTGTAATGCGGTGTAAGAAATAAATAACCACCCGCCGACTATAAGTAATAGTAAGCAGGAGCCCGCGATTCTCAGTTTAGTTTGTTGTGACATTTTCTAGCTCCGTGACTATTTTTTTTGAAACCTCATATTTACTCCAAACAATCTCAATAGACGCATAAGTCACAAAAACGGCAACGGCTGTTAGTACTATTGGGATGCCATAGGTTGCCGCGACAAGCAAGGCCGCTTCACCAGCCCCATACTGCAACAACGCCTTGAACATATCAGACCCAACATTCCCAAACCAATCCACTAAGTGATAATCGTCTTTGAAAACTAAATCACTGGTAGCAATGCTTGCTGATACGACAAATGTGAGTGCAGCAGCCCCTTTAAAATTGGCCGAGCGAGATTGAGGACTAAAGCCAGCTTGCATCGATTTAAAAGAATTCAATGGATATTTTTTGCCATCCATATTGATTCGGGTTCCATTCACAAACGCATGTTTGAGCACTTTTCCGTTTTTGTCGGTACCGTTAAACGCGATAAACGTCTTGCCTTTGCTTTCGACTAAATCGGCTTTGATGCCCATGTCTCCAAACTGTTTAGCAATAGAGTGAGCATCAAACATTGGTTCTGTATGGTTAAACCAAGACTTTGCCGTATTGATGCTTGCGGCGATCGCCGCGATATCATGTCCAGACTCGAACCAAATGTTATGCAGGATTTTGTGTGCATCTTCCAAATCGGCAATCAAAACATGTTGATGATTCTTGGCCATTTCCTCTTCTAGTGAACATTGTGAAGTCATGGTATCCCGAAGAGAGTCATCCAGAATTTGTGAAGGGCTCCGGCGAGAGAGTACATCAGCCCGATGTGCTGCATAGCGGTCTTCATTTGCCTGAACGTAGCTCCAGCTCTCATCCGACTGGCGATAATTCTCTTGAACTTGTTGTAAATATTTTTCTTTCGGGGACAGCTTAGGCGCAGCCTTTTCAGGTAACGTATCCCCTTCTATCCAACGCATATTGGTACGGCTCATATCCGTCATTTTTCAGTCTCTTACATCCATAATCAGCACATCATAGCGGTAAATTCTGTGAGGCAAAAATTTGCCCGATGGACCGACTTATCTGTGTGTTAAATATGCAACCGATTGTAATTTAATAAGTTCAGTTTCAAGGAATGAGCCCCCACGGAATATGAACAAACATCACAAAAAGTCTCGTAACCTCCACGGTTGGTGTCGAAGGTTTTAACGCTCAGTATCCAAACTCACATACTCATTGAGTTTAAGCACTTCGCTCCCCACAAACCCGTTCAGTTCGGTCAGTGAATCAATCAGTGGCAACAGCTCGTTTTTGTGGAACAGCCAGTCCACTTTGTTGAGGTCGAGTGAGGTAATGCTTTCGCGGCGGATGCTCATCAGCTCGATCGGTACGCGGTGCAGCGCCAGCACATCATTCATGGTCTGGTTCTTCACGTCTTTGAACGAGTCTTTCGCTTCCACCTGACCGATGGGTTTAAGCTCCGGCGCTTTGGTGTCCTTACCCTTGGCATTCACAAACAGGTTTTTGAACGCCATTCCTTCTTTGGCCTGCAGCTTGTTGCGAATGTCGTTCTCTGTATCCTTGGTCATGCTCGGCTCATTCATATACAGCAGGTAACCTGCGTGGGAACCGTTGCGGTAATACTGGCGGCGGAACAGCGTGGCATCGTCGTTGAGCCAGATGGAAGTCAGCCCGCTGACGTGTTGCGGCAGGCCGTACAGCTCCTGCGCCACATCGTATTCAGCCAGATGAAAAATCTGCCCGTCGCGATAATCAACCCGCCCTTCATTGCTGTAGGCACGGGGCTTATAGGTGTAACCCAAATCACCGCGGCGGCGCATGTAGAGCGCCGGAATGTGTCTGATGTGAACCACCTGCCCGAACAGGTTGCGCACCACCTGAAAGTAACCGTTGCCAAAGGTGAGGTAGTCCTGAATAAACCGCTTAAGGTCGCGGCGCGGCAGCACATCGCTCACCGTGACGGCGTACGTCAGCGTGTTGCGTTTAAACTCAATCGCGCTCGAGTGCATCGGGTTCACCCGCAGCGCTTTGGCCAGCGTATCGAGTGCGATCGGCGGCTCGTACAAATCGTCAATCAGCGCCACTTCAAGGTAGCTGAGAATATCGCTATTCATCACACTGACCGGGTTAGAAAATTCAATCTCAATCACGTTTTGTCTCCTAGAAGAACGACACGGTGGTGTCATCCTCACTGTGAATATCAATCGGCTCCCAGTGCATCACATGCATCGAAGCCCAGGCCAGGTCTGCGTGCGAGCCCACCTTGCTGCGGGTAGAAATAAAGGTCACCTGATTGCTGGCTTTGGTGGTCTGCTGGCGGATCATCAGAAAGGAATGCACCAGGTCATCCCACTCACCGTCGAACTGCAGGCGCCCGTCGTTGATGATTTCGCGCGCCTTGTACACCATCATCCGTTTCACTTCCGGCGAATAGTCCAGCTCAATCAGGCTCGGGTAGAACTTGCGCACCAGCTCGGCCACCGCCGACCCGACGCCGCTGACATCAATCGCCAGATGCACCACGTTGTATTTCTCGGTCATGGCTTTAATCGCGAGCGCCTGCTGCTCGTAGCTGGAGCCTTTCAGGCGCGCCCGCTCAATCAGCCGGAACACGCCGCCTTTGCGTTTGGGTTTGAGTGCAACCACCAATCCGGCATCGTCGGAACCTTCGCCCTGACCACCGCCGCGCGGGTCATAACCCACCAACACCTCAGCGTTACCCGCAGGCCGTGCTTTGTTGTGGTCCACGTCCTTCCACAGTGATGAATCGGTTTTGCACGCCAGCAGCGCTTTCAGCGCAAAGATGGATGCCGAATCATCCAGAAACACGCAGCGCAGCAGGTTGTCGAATACGGTTTTGTCCGGGTACTTGCGGCGCAGTTTCTCCATGTTGAAGAACGTGGCGCCTTTCTCAATCGCGTCATCAATGGTGATGATCTGGCGGAAAATACCATCGACACCCAGTGAGCCGTTCTTAAGCGCCGCATGGCTGATGTCAATGCCTTGCTCTTTCTTGCCCTGCCACTTCGGATACGCTTCATGCGCCACGGTCGACGGTGTTGACAGATACGTGGTGCGGTACTTGTCGTGAATCGACATCCCGCCCGCGTAATCGTCCAACTCTCCGAATTTTGGGATCCAGAACACTTCATCGAAATAGACATGGCCGTTAAAGCCCTGCGATGTGCGGGCGTTGGTCGAAAGAAAATAGAAGGTCGCGCCGTTGGAAAGTTGCAGCTCATCTTTGCCTTTGAGCTCCACGTCGCCAATCTCCAGCGCGAAGCGGCGGATGTAGTTTTTGAAGATTTCGGACTGCTTGCGCGAGGCCGACAAAAACACCTGGTTGTCACCGTTCAGTACCGCATCCTCAAACGCTTCATAGGCGAAGTAATACGTCAGGCCAATCTGGCGCGATTTGAGGTAAAAGCGGAACTCGTTCAGTTCCGGATTGCACTTGTGGGCGTGAATCTCTTTCTGGTACTCGAAAAACGTCTTCTCTCGAAACTCATCCAGCACCGTTTTAGTGATGTGTGAAACGTCGTTCTTCACCTTGTTCGGCTTGCGGCCGCGCTTGTTGCCTTCGCTGTGGCTGCTTGCTGGACGATGCTGCCGGCTCTCGGCTTCATCGCGCTTGCGCTTTTGTGCCAGCAGCATTTCCAGCTCTTTGAGCTGCTCATCGTGCTTTTGGTCAAGCCACAGCAGATAGGCGATCCGCTGGCGCAGCATCAGCTCTACGGGCGCATCGTCCCGCATCGCTTTCCAGTCAAATTTCGTAATCCATTGCTGGACGGTTCGCACCGCAACACCCACCGCCTGCGCGACTTCGGCAGGTTTGTACTGACGCAGATACAGCCCAAGCGCTTTGGTTTGGTCTGCGGTGTACATCGGGGAGGATTGCTCAATAGCCAGATTCGTTTTCATGCTGGCAGTGTGCAACAGAGCCCGCCGCGACTCAGCAGCGAGACTTTCTATATCGGGTATCTAGAATCGCCGTGAATACAAAAAGTTAAGGCCATTGGTTAGATTGGAATCATCGAAACGAGAAGAGATATTCCATGTTTAAGTCAGAGCCAATTTGCATTCTAAAAGCTGGCCCCACTGTCGACGGGCGAGATATCCCGCAGAAAGTGATTGACGATATCGCGGAAACGTACGACCCGACGAAGTACGCCGCACGAATCAATGATGACCACTACGACTGGAGCTGGAAAGGCGGCACCGTGTTGTCGGTAGAAAAGCGCGATGACGAACTGTGGGCTGAAATCAAACCCAACTCTCACCTGCTGCGAAACATCGAAAACGGTCAGTTGCTTCACACCTCTTGTGAGTATCTCGAAGACTTCGCCAGCAGTGGCAAAGCCTACCTAACCGGGCTCGCCTTTACAGACAAACCCGCATCGCTGGGCACCACGCAAGTGCATTTATCGGCCAAACGCAGTGCAGAAAAAGCGTTGCATGTCTGCACCGGGCAAACCGTCAACTACAGCGCGGCGCCGCCTGCACTCTCGAATGAAGACGCGTCGATGTTTCAAAAATTCAAAAGCTGGCTCAAAGGCGAAAACACGCCCGAGCAGCTCTCTCACACTGAGGAAGAAGACGACATGAGCAAAGAAACCGAAGAGCTGCTGAAGCAACAAATTGAGCAGAACACCAAGCTGAGCGATCAGCTCGGCCAACTGGTGCAAACACTCAGCGCCAAAGAGCAGCCCGCAGAGCCGGAAGTCAAAGACGAGCCGCAGAAAAGTGAGCTGGAAGAGAAGGTTGAAAAACTCTCCACCCAGCTTGGCGAACTGACCACCAAACTGAGCAGCATCACGGATGAGCAGGCGCGCATCCTGGCGGGTCAGAATGCGGAACCCGAGACTTATTTGTAAGCGCCGGCTTTAGTCTCTCACCCCATTTGTATAGGTAAACACATGCAAGAGCATACCAAAAAGAAACTGAGCGCCTACGTTCAGGCGGTCGCGCAGCAAAACGGCGTTGAGAACGCCACCGAGATGTTCAACGTCTCGCCGAACGGCACTCAGCGCATCATCGCGGCCATTCGTGAAAGCAACTGGTTCCTGAGCCGCATCAACATCATCACCGTGAAAAACCAGATTGGTGAAGCGATTGGTCTGGGCGTGAGCGGCATGATTGCCAGCCGCACCGACACCTCCGGCGACGGCGAGCGCAAACCGAAAGACTACCACGGCATGA